GTAAGGTAAGTTTAGTGGCAGCGACATTGACAACTCGGGGATTCTCAATTTTCTCCAAGGGACGTATTTCATCCTTAAAGGAAGTTTGATAAATAACTTGTGGCGGAAGACCTTTATACAAGTCTTCGAGGAGATCATCAGTTTGTTGGAAAATTTCTTTCCAATCATTAGTAGTAAGTTTGGTCTTTGGAGTTCGCCCTTGAGCGGAATAAGGAAATCCACTAGAAGTGGACATAGTCAAGTGAGGCATCTCGGCGGTACCTTCTAAGGCTTGTAAATTGCTATAGAAAGTGTTGGTGGTAGTATTTGGATGTTCATCCAAGAGAGCGTGTAATATTTCATTCTTAAGTCCAGTAGGAATAACAGGATCTTTTCTGAGTCTAAATTTATTGTTAGCTTTGAGCAGAGGGTCAAACTGATCGAAGGTTCGCTTCAAATGAACTGGAAATTCGGTAATTTCAGGAAGCAATTTATGTTTATAAAGAACACTTCGATTAATTTTGGATCGATTTGAAATAAGCGTTCTGGGAACCACGGTTCCTATGGAGATGCAATTGGAATTTGAAGCTATTTCTAAATCAAAAGATCGAGAGCAATCTTTGGCTAATTGTTTAATAGAGTCATAAGGGGTAACTGAAATTCTAGGTGGTTGTAAATGTTTGGTGAGCATTTCACGACTAATAAATCTGCCATAAGCTGAATTGTAATCAGAAGCTATATGCATACCAACTATTTTAAAGCGATTGTGGTCTCTAATAACATAGAAACAACCTGAATCGCCTTTACAAACAGCTACTTTGCATTCAAAAATAGTTCCACAGGAAATAATTTCATTGTAGTCAGTGTTGTATTTAATAACACGATTAGTGGGTTTGAATTGTTCAACAGGACAAATTGTCATCTCTTTGTCAAAATTTCTGAGTAGATAGATATTCTCATTTAGAGCGGAGACTTCAGATAAGGGGCTAAACATATGAGATATGTCTCTGAAGGGCAGAAAAGTGGGAACTTCGATAATGCAAGTATCTGAATTTTCAATTCTTTCAATCTTGCAATTGGTTATATTGACGATTTTTCCAGAGAAATTTAATTCTAAGTTAACTATTGGGCAAGTAGAAGGAAGCTGATGTGAGGGAGCTATAAGGTGGTTTTGATTCAAGATTATCGCTTTACCAAACATCTCAAAAGTTTCATCACGGTAAACGTAGTAAGTAGTGATGTCAACTATGTTGGTTTGGAGTTTTAGTAAATCGACTTTTTCAGTTTCAGAAGCATCGAATTCTTCTATAAGTTGTACAGAAGCTAAGGAGTCAGCAACCCATTGTTGGTTTTGCCAACCTTGTTCGGTAATGTAGGAAATCATGGCGGAAGACCATCTTTGAGAGGAACTATTGGCTTTGACTTTAATCTTCTTAACAGCAACTCTATCAACATGTGATTGAGCAACTTTGAGTTGTTGCATAACTTGAGATTTTCCATCATTGATATTGGTTTTCTTATCTCCAATTTCTTGGTCTTTAATTTTCCTAGAATTTGGATAAAGTTGTTGGCTAAAATTCTTAACCAACTTTGCTATCAAGAAAATAGCTGAAGAACTAACAGCAAAAATGGCAAGCCATTTCAAATATTGTGAGTTTTCTTCGAAAGCACGAGAACAAGTATTAGAAGTTTCAAGAATAGATAGGAGCATCCTATCAGAATAGTGTGAAGTAAAAAGTCTTTGAATAAATCCATTGGGCTGGATTTTCTTCTTAGGTCTTTGGTAATTGTCATTTTGCATTTTGCCATAAAAATCAAGTTCGCTATCTCTAGCTTGAACAAGATCTTCAACGGCAGTGGGTGGCAATGAACTGGCATATGTAGCTATAGCTTTTGAAATATCAGAATCTGAACTAGCATATTTATGGTGTAGAGCGACCATTGAATCGGCTAGTATAGCGATAGAGGAAGGTTTTCCATTGACAGTCATGTCATATTCGAATGAAGGTTTTCCATCTACTAATCGATCAGGACGTGAATTAATTACTACGTCGTAATCGATTCTTCGGAAAAAAGCTCCTATGTCGGCTATTTGATCACAGACGACATTACGCACATTAGTGCTAATAAAGACAAATTTAGAAGTAAAATAAGAGTGCATCTTGGCATCAAGAGCAGCCATATTGAGTTTATAGGAACAACGGTTTTTCATACGTATTATTTCGAGTATAGTATTTGCCTGCATAACAGGATCGGTAAGTTGTAGAGCATCATCAAGACGGACAAAAAGCTGTGAAGCATATCCATCCCAGAATTCAGTTCCGCATTCACGGATAAAAAAATCGGATGAAAGATCTATTTTAAGTCCTAATCTAGAAGCAATCACAAGGGCAAGGGCGTGGTCGACAGTGGTCTTACCAACGCCTGGCGATCCTCTAATCATGCAGAGAACAGGTTCATCACGGGCGGATTCGCCTTTACTACGGCCATAACATTGATTGGCTAAAAGCGACATTTCTCTAATCAAGTTGTTGACGGGAGTCATGTATTGAATGGGGGCTTTAACTTCAAGAAGTCGCATTTGCGAATCGAGCAATTGTTCGTATTGTAAAACGATTTGTAGTCTGAATTTCGGGTCTTCATTTAAGAGATTGGTTTTGCGGCTTGTTTTAAGTGTTTCATGCACTTTAGTGGATATTTCTCCAAAAATGGCCAAATATTTGGCAACTTCCGGGGCTATGTAATGTTTTCCAGTAACCCACGTATATATGTGGGGATATAGGTCTGTAAAGATTCCATAAATTTGAGTAATAAATTTCCGTGCCGAAGCATAGAAAATCAGAGACTTAGGCAAAGTAAAAGTATCTGCAATAAGTCCGACTCCTGAAAAGAGTTTTTGGATTTGTTCAGTAATGTCAG